AATGGTAAAAACTCAATAAGACCAAAAGGAATTTTGAGCGGAAATAGAGAATTGATGAAATTTATTCCAAAATTTAGCGATTGGATTCCAGAATGTTATAGGGTTTTAAAAAATGGAACTCACGCATATTTTATGATTAATTCAACGAACCTTACTGAAATGCTTGTTGAAGTAGAAAAATCAGGTTTTAAAATCCATAACATACTAATATGGAAGAAAAACAATTGTACACCAAGCCAGTTCTATATGAAAAATTGTGAGTACATAATATTTTGCAGAAAAGGAAAGGCAAAGTACATTAATAATATGGGAGGAAGTAAGGCTGTACACGATTTTAATAATATTTTAGGCAACAAAGTTCATCCAACGGAAAAGCCTATTGAATTAATGAGTATTTATGTTGAAAATTCAAGCAATGAAAATGATTTGGTATTAGACCCTTTTATGGGTAGTGGCTCTACGGGTGTAGCTTGTGTAAATACAAATAGAAATTTTATAGGTATTGAAATGGATGAAAATTATTTTAATATTGCAACAAAAAGAATCGAAGAAGCACAAGAACTAAACGAACTACTATAATGCTAAAAGAATCACAATTACATAACTACCAACTTGGAACAGTTGAACATATTATAGCTAACCCCGCGTCGGGTCTTTTCCTCGACATGGGGTTAGGCTAAGGAAAAACAGTATCTACCTTAACAGCTATAAACAAATTAATCTATGAAGAGCTAGAACTTGAAAGGGTTCTTGTTATCGCTCCGAAGCGAGTAGCTGAGAGCGTTTGGACTGCCGAGATTGACAAGTGGGAACATCTTAAAGACTTAAAGATAGTTAAGATTATAGGCAACGAAAAGCAACGCAAAGAAGCACTAAGGCAAAAAGCCGACATCCATATTATCTCTCGGGATAACGTGGCTTGGATATGCGGCTTGTATGGCGGCTCTATGCTACCCTTCGATATGCTAGTAATAGATGAAAGTAGCTCGTTTAAGAATCATGCTTCGATGAGGTTCAAAGCTCTTAAGAAAGTACAGGCGAGTTTTAAAAGAGTTGTGATACTTACGGGTACGCCTGCACCTAATGGCTTGATTGACTTATGGTCACAAATATGGTTACTCGATAGAGGTAAGAGGTTAGGGCAAACGATTACTTTTTATCGAGACAATTATTTTCGAAAGTCTTATAACGGCTTTAGCTACGATGCTATGGACGACACGGAAAGCAGAGTACATAATAAGTTGAAAGACATTTGTATCTCGATGAAGTCAGAGGACTACTTGGAACTACCTGAGCGAATTGATACCTACATACCTATCATGCTACCTCCGACAATACGCAAGCAGTACGACGACTTCGAGCGTGAGAAGGTCCTGGAGATGTTCGGAGACGGTACGACCGAGATAACCGCAATGAATGCCGCCACTTTATCAAATAAGCTCTTGCAGTTCGCAGGGGGTGCTATTTATGATGAAGAGCGAAACGTCCACGAGATACACGACTTGAAGTTAGAAGCTGCAGAGCAGTTCATAGAGGAAGCAAACGGAAAGCCCGTACTTATCTTTTATAGCTATAAGCATGAGCTTAGTAGACTACAGGAAAGACTTAAGAAGTACAAGCCCATTAAGATGGAAACCTCGCAGCACGAGAAGGACTGGAACGCAGGTAAAATTCAAGTCATGCTTTTACACGCTGCAAGCGGAGGTCACGGTTTGAACCTTCAAGAAGGGCATACTATGATGCTTTGGTTCTCTTTAAATTGGTCTTTGGAGCTTTATATGCAGGCAAATAAAAGACTGCATAGGCAAGGGCGTAAATACCCCGTAGTGATAGGCCACTTAATCGCACAAGGCACGGAGGACGAGAACGTGGTTAAAAGATTGGAAGGGAAGCAAACAACGCAAGAGGCTCTTATGCAATCAGTTAAGGCGAAAATAGAAAAGTATAAAAAATATATTTAGTATTTTTATTAAAATAAATTTGTGTATCTAAAATACCTTTGTATATTTGCTAAAGAAATAATTTAAAATTATGAAAACAGAAAAATCAAACGTCGAGAAATTTTACGAGTGGATGCAAAGAATAAATAGCATCCACTTAGCCAACACGCCAGCGATGGCTGCGGCATTTAAAAAAATAGTAACATAAAAATTAATAAATATGAAAGTAGAAGTTAAAGAAAGTAGCAAGAAAGCGGAAAGACCTTTCCCTAAGTTGATGATAAACAACCTAGACAAGACGACTATAGTATTGTTCTCCAGCCCGACAGAAGGGACGATTATACACTCAAAAGGTAAGCTCTACCCCGTGGGCTTTCATTCTCAAAGCTTGGGAAGTAGTTATTTTGAAGACTTCGAAGGCTCATTAATTCTTAGCAATGATTAAGAAGTTCTTTTACGACTTGGAGACTACGGGAGTAGATCACAGGCGCAACGGTATCCACCAACTAGCGGGATGCATCGAGATAGATGGTGAGATAGTCGAGAGCTTTAACTTCAATGCAGCTCCGAACCCTAAAGCTATAATCGAAGAGGAAGCTCTTAAGGTCGGAGGCGTAACTCTTGAACAGATACAAGCCTATGAGGCGATGGATAAAGTTTTTAGAAAGTTTAAAGTACTGCTTTCAAAGTACTGCGACCCTTACGATAAGAGCGATAAAATGTATCTAGTTGGGTTCAATAACGCCCATTTCGACGACAACTTTTTAAGAGCTTGGTTTGCTCAAAACGGAGACAGTTATTTTGGTTCTTGGTTTCATGCTGGTAGCCTCGACGTTATGGTTTTAGCCTCTCAGTATTTAATCGAAAGGCGTCACATCATGCCAAACTTTAAACTAATGAGCGTAGCGGCAGAGGTCGGCATTTCGATAGACGAGAGTAAACTTCACGACGCAAACTACGACATTTTAATAACAAGAGCCGTTTACAACATCGTAACGGGGTTAGATTTTGAACTTTAAATCCAATTTGTAAACAAAGTAAACAATAAAAAGCCCAACTTATTTTTGGGCTTTTTGCTTTTTTACTGTTTTCTGAAAAATTACAAAACTTAAAAAGGTAATTGTAAATTTTACAATTCTTGTAAAAATATCCGTTTTTAGCCTAAAAAGGCAACAAGAGCAACAATGATAAACAAAGATAGTTTACATAAAAACCCCTATAAATCGGGGGTCTAAGGGTAAAAGTAAACAAAGTAAACAATAATAATAAAGATAATATATAAATAAAAAATAATATATTACATATACTATATATGCGCGTACACGCACACGAAATAATATATTATATATACTGTATATATATTTAGCGCGCATTGTTTCTTTGTTTCTTGTTGCTTTTCCGCTGGGAAGCCTTGCTATCATTGAGAAGTTGACGTAAACAATAAAAATAGCATTGTTGCCCTTTATTTTGTAAAGCCTTGAAACCAAAGTAGTTAACTGTTTTGGATTAAAAAATCTTTGTTTATTTTGTTGGAATGTTGAAAAGCTTTTGTACTTTTGAAGCATGAAGCCGAAGAAAGAACAGACCGTAAATGAAATGCTCCTCGAGATCGAGATGGGTATCACGTACTCGGAATGTATGAAACTTAATGAAAGATTATGGAAGCTTCCAGAAACAACTTACAACCGTTATTGGAGTGAGGCTTCTAAGCGATTTAAAGCACGCTTAGACGCAATAGAAGAGGCAACGACGAAGGTAGCGGTATCGATGGAAGTTAAAGCCCTTAAAAAGGCTATTTTGAGCAAGCACGAACGTCAAGAGATTTTAACCCAAATAGCTAAAGGCGAAATCCCTTTAGTCAAACATATCGTTTGCGATGGAGTTATACAAGAGGTCGACGTTGTGCCTGCTTGGGCTGATAGAAGGGCAGCAATCGCCGAACTAAACAAAATGGAAGGCGACTATGCCCCCGTTAAAAAAGACATTACCAGCGGAGGCGAACCAATAAAGCAAATAACTGGAATAATTGTTGAATAATGGTTTTAACCTTCAATAGCTTCGGAAATGAAAAGCAAAAAGAAGTCTATAGGCTATGGGCTAACCACGAGACGACCGACATAGTTTACGGAGGTTCGAAGGGTTCGGGAAAATCCTACTTAGGATGCTCCCTCGTTATCGGAGACGCGCTAATGTACCCGGGGGTTCACTTGTTCATAGCTAGAAAAAAACTAAACGATTTAAGAAAGTTTACAATACCTTCGATTCATGAAGTCTTTAAAGCGTGGGGAATAACCGACCAATACTACAAACACAACGGGCAAGATAATTTTTTTGAGTTCTACAACGGTTCTAAGATTTTCCTTTTAGAAGCTGCATACCTTCCAAGCGGAAAAGGCGTCATTGCCACTCGGAGCGTTCAATCCGTATTTGCGGGAGGACGTTATTCGCCCTATGGCGCATCGGTTGCGATGACGCCTAGTTTGCCTGTTGATGATTTCGTTCTGGTCGTCAAAAACAAGCAGGAGGAAATCTATGTCATGGGCTGATGACGAATGGGGAAAACCATTCTTCCCGACTCGTTCAGGCGGTGCAACAGGCCATGCCAATGAACGCATGATGCTTGACGCAGTAGGCGGCATGGACGGTATTCGTACCAAGATTCATACCAATGACGATGGCAGCACGACGATCCTCAAGACCCGTGGCGGAATGCCTGTGTTCTATACGACGAAACCTGTCGAAATAGTGATACCGCCAACAGAATCGACGGTTATTTACTGTGTAGGCGCACCTGTTTCTTACAGTTACCGAAGCGGGTACATGGATGGAACAGTGTTCACGCCGCTGGCGACACCCATTGCTGAAGAAAGCCCAGGAAGCGCGGTTATCACAGTGGGTGACGGTGCGACCACGTTCGAATATAACCAGAGGTACTCAACGAAGTGGAAGACTGACGCCTTCAATGAACATCCAGGAAACCGCAACTGGAAATGGAAGTCTAAGAATAAGGTAATCAGTTGGTGGTCGCCATGCCCGTTGTCAGGCAGTTTCACAGGGTCAGGCTACGAATACACCCAACAGTTGTTAGGCGGCACTCAGCAGGCCAAAACGGACGCCTACGGTAATTACACCGGCACTTTTGCCGCGTGGGAACACAACCGAGGGGCTGTCTACATCAATGGTGAAAAGGTGTTTGTTATTCCTGACAACCGATGGGTTTATGCTGCCGCAGCAAAAGAGATAGACGTTGCCGGTGTAAAGCAGACTGTCCTGTTGATCCTCGTATCCGCAACCGACCCATACCGTCAGTTTAAATTACCCGATGGGCCGCTCCGTCTGATGTCGTACAACGTGGATACCGCCGCATTCGTTAATAACGTGGCAACGTCAGCATTCACTTCATACAGCAACTCACCTTTCATACCGAACTTCGCATTCAACGAGAGTGCCACAAAGGTTTCCTACGTGGCCAACAAGTACTCTTCGGAATCTTTGCAAACCGAACCGCATTTGTTCGAAATGACTACAGCAACGGGGGCGGAGTCGGTTATTCGCCGGATCACAGTTCCTACCCCTGAAGAGAGATTTTCTGGTAGAGAACCGCTAAGATTGTCTGGGCAATACAACGCTTGGGACAATCAACCGGCTGAATCGGCAATCAGCGGGAGTTTGTCACAAGATAAACTGAGAGGATTCTATTACATCGGAGATACGCTTACCTATGCGAAGCTGGTGACTACCAGAACGATTTCCGGCTATACCGGGTCACTTATTGCGGTTGAGTTAGGATACGACGATTCAGGCGATGGGGGGAGTCGCCATGCGGGAACGGAATATTACAATTTAGGCGGAGCGTTCAACGGGTTGAATTACTCTTTAACCTGTGTGACGCAGGCTATTATTGAAGGTACGGTACTTGGCACATACACGCTTACCCACACAGCGCAAGCATCAGGTTCAGCCGGTGGAGAGGTGCATGTGCCTATTTATACTGGGGCGTATAACTTCGATTCGCCAGTTAGCGGGTCAGGAAGCTTTACAGTAACCGGGGCTGGAAAACTAGTCGACTTTGCCATTATCACCGCAGATGGAGAAGCTGTGGTTATCGAAGCCGAAGGCACTATAAGTTATACGCAGAGTCTAACAGCAGACCGCCCGGCTTTCGGCAGCATGACTTCATCTGTTTCATCGAGTGGGTCTAGCAGCCTAGTCACAGCATCGTCAGCGTATGTTCGCTTTTCGGCAAGCAACACGCTCGACCTTCCGAATGGTGGTGACACCTATTTCTCGTGGCAACCTTTGCTAACCCCCGGCGCTGGTGAGTATGTATACCACGGAGGGATAAGTACAAGCTACGACACCACGTCAGGTCTTGCATCCATCGTCGCGCTCAAACAGACCTCTGGTGAATGGCATCCAACATGGGCTTTTACCGGGGCGTTTACGGCGGCAGGCCCATACTCAATCACGCCTCCGTGGCCGGGCTCCTTTGCCTACATCGAAGCACCGATCTTCATAGGATGAGAACATGAAAACTATTCCCAAAGGCGGTTTCCTCGGCATTAACAACCGGCTGCCCGACTTCGCACTGCACGTCAAGGATACGGGCGATTTTGTACGCGATGCAGTCAATGTCGATATTACGGACTCCGGCCACATAGTTCGTCGCAAGGCGATGTCGTTGGTGCAGGCCGTAAGCGGCGCACACTCGTTGTTCGGCAACTACGTGGTGATTGGCTCAACCATCTATCAGGTGGCTTTCTCGCCGACCTACGCACAAACGCCGGTCAAGATTTTGACGAGCAATGCCGAAATGTCATGGTGCCAAGTGGGTAGCGATCTCTATTACTCCAACGGCACGGACTCCGGGCGTTTCGATGCTTCCGGCAACTGGTATCCATGGGGCTTGCCGCTGCCCAGCGAACCCGTTGTAACGACGCTGCCCGGTGGCCTTCCGGCGGGCTATTACCAAGTCGCTGTCAGCCATGCTCGCTATTCTGGCGGGACTGGGCTAGCCAACCTGCTCGAAGAAGGTGGCATTGGCCCGTCGAACAACTACGAACTCACAGCGGATGGCGCTCTACGGATTACCTTGCCGAGTGCGGTCACGGGCGGAACGCACATCCACGTTTATGTCTCGACCCAGAATGGTTCAGTGCCAATGCTGCAAGCCGTCGTAGAGGCGGGTACGGCTACGGTCGATGTCACCGTACTTAATCAAGGTCGTGATGCGGTTCAGCGGTACGAAGAACCTCTCCCGGCAGGTCATCGCGTGTTTGAATTCAATGGGCGACTCTGCTGTTTGTCCGGGAAAGTGATGTACTACGGGCTTCCCTATCGACCCGGTTACTACGATCCGGTCGGTGGTCGCATTCCGTTTCCTGCTGATACCAGCATTGCC